TCGATAATTACTATCAAGATCTGGCGGCCTCTAATGCAGCCTCTGCTGAACGTCAGGGAGCCTTACAGACTGGTCTGGACGACTTCCGCGCCGCGCAGGAGCAAGCCAACACCGTAAGTTCTCAGCAGCAAGCACAGTTGCTCGATACCGTGATAGCCGGGGGCAACGAGACTGCCGGTCTTATCGCTGGAATGGGGGATACTCTTGCCACTGGCCAGCGCGGAATTATGTCTGCCGCCGATAGAAACACTGCTTCTCTGGTGGACGGCATAGCAGATGTTCAGTCTCAGCAAATGGCCAATGAAGCCTTGAACGACATGAATTTTGCTCAGGTTGCTCAACTGGTTACCTCTGGGTTCGAGAGCCAAGATCCTCAGTATGAAGCCATGAAGCAAGAACTGACTAATCGCATTGACTTCATGAAGAACATCGTGACGGACCAGAACATCCAGATCAGTGACGACGTACGGAATACGTTCTCTACCATGGTCGATAGTTTTGATGAGCAAGGCGCGCTAATTGCCGAGACTGCTCTGACGACAGGCGGTAGAATAACCCGTGCCATCGACGATCAAGGTGACCTCTTCTTGGCTAGATTTAATCAGTATGGTGAGCGGGTTGCTTCCGGCAATTTGAATATCAACCAGCTTATGGGCCAACTGACTGATCTTGGCTACGTACCCGGAAGTTCCCAGAACATGGGCAATACCTCTGGTACCCAAATGGCTCCGGGAACAGCATTTTCTTCCGGGACTAATCCTTTTGCACAAACGACAGGATAATTAGATGACACCTGATAAGACGTCAGATGCCGGTATAGACCTGATCAAGAAGTTCGAGGGTCTGCACAAAGAAACTGAGGACGGGATGGTCCGTAGCTACCGCTGCCCTGCTGGGCGGTGGACTATCGGCTACGGGCACATCAAAGGCGTCCGGTCCGGGATGAAAGTCACCAAGCAAGAATGCGAAGACTTTCTGAAGCAGGATCTGCAGTGGGCAGAGGAAGCAGTAAAAAAGAACGTTAAGGCGCCTCTGACCCAGCTTCAGTTTGATGCTCTCGTATGTTTTATTTTCAACATCGGAGAGCCTAACTTTAAATCTAGTACTGCACTTAAGCTTTTGAATGCAGGTCGGTACGATGAAGTTCCAGAACAGATTATGCGATGGAACAAAGCTACGGTGAATGGTGAGAAGACTGAGCTTAAAGGTCTTACTCGACGCCGTGCTGCAGAGGCTGCCATGTTCACTATGGACGAGCCCCTAGCATCTTCCGGAGGGGCCCTGATGATCCAGAAGCCAGAAGCTTCTGCCACTAAGCCTCTCAAGAAATCAAAGACGATGGCAGGCGCTGGGGCTGCTGGTGTTGGTACGGCCGGCACTGCAGTCATGGATGCGGCGAGTCAATTTGAGAACCTAATTTATTATAGCGACACGATTAAGTACGTGTTCTTGGGTCTAACCATTGTAGGCATCGGCCTCGTGGCATGGTCCAGATTTAAAGATCATAAAGAAGGCGTTCGTTAATGTTTGGACTTTTCAACAACATCAAGCTCTTCGCCATGGCCCTCCTGAGCGCCGCCCTGCCCGTACTATACATGTTCGGGAAGAAGCAAGGCGCCCAGAAAGAGCAGCAGAAGACGCTTGAGAGAATTGCTGAAAAGGAAAAACAACGCGCTGATTTTTATAAGACATTGGAACGAAAGAATGCTGAAGAGAAAGCTGCTACTCCTAGTAACCGCGATGAGCTTACTCAGCGGTTGCGCAACAACGGTCTATGAAACTGAGCTAGAGATTTATTGCCCAGATATACTTTCATATTCCGACGAGTTTAATGCGCGCCTCATCGAGGAGCTAGAGGCTTTGCCTGCAGATTCTGCCGAAGACCCATCCGCGATAGTTACGGCTATTGCGAACTATGCCACTCTTCGTCGCCAAATCGAAAACTGTATTGAACAAAGAGATTCTGCGAATGGCAATTGAGATAAATGTACCGGGGGAAGGCGATACCGAGTCTGTAACCTCAGGCGCCTTCACTACGGGCCAAGGAACAGGGGCTAATACCGATGTAACTTACAGCGGGCCCTTCGGTAACTTTACGTTAACGGCAGATCAAATTGCTGCGGCCCAAGCTGCTGCCGGCGGGGGTGCGGGCGCGACTACTGGCCCTAATACCGCAAGTTCTGTGGCGGCTAATGCGGACACTGTAGGTGGTGTTAACGTTGCCGATACTTCCGCTTCTATTCTAGATGATCCTTTAGCTTTTCTTACGGGCAACAACGCGACCGTAACTGGCAGTTATGATGCTATCGATCCTAACGCGACGGGCACTAATCTTAGTGGCTCTGACTATAACATAGACGTAGATGGCCTGACCGGAACTGCCACGGATCTTGGTGGGGCGGCTACTGCAGATGCAAGTACGTACACGGCTGCCACAGGAGATGCCACTACTGTATCTGATGTTGTGGCTAAGGACGCCATAACAGTTGATACGGTCACTACAGAAGATGCAGTCAAGACTGCCAATGCAAATCTGAAGGCCGCTACTGCAGAAGTATCTGAGGATGCTCTAGTCGATGTCGATACCTTCGACATGAAGGGTCTGGCTACAGGCGTTAATGAAGACGGGTCAATAAACGAAGTCGGCAAGGCCCTCAATACTGTATATACGCAGAACATTTCTAACGTTGTTGATACAAGCACCGTAAGCGGCAAGATGCTTGCTGCCCGTCTTGGCGAAGGCAACTACCTAGATGCTAAGGCTACCGTAACCGGGCAGTTGAAGATCTTAAGCGAAGACTTTGTAGACCCTGTCACAGGACAAACTAAGATCCCACCATACGCCGCGGCAGCCCTGAAGGGCGTCAATCGCATGATTGCCTTCAAGGGGGTTAGTGGTACGGCTGCTATGGCCTCTGTGGCAGCGGCGACTATGGAATCCATTCTTCCCATTGCAGAAGCTGAGTCGAAGATTTTCAGCACGTTCGTCATGGAGAATATGGATGCTAAGAACGCACAAGCACTGAACACGGCAAACATCTTGTCCCGCATGAACATGGCGGACCTCGATGCCCGTATGACCCAAGCTGTGACTAACGCTAAGACCTTCATGGCGTACGACTTGGCTAACCTAGATAATGAGCAGCAGATGGCCGTGCTTAGAGGTCAGTTTACTCAGCAGTCTATTCTGGAAGATGCCAAGCAAGAGAACGTGACCCGACGCTTCAATGCCGAAAGTCAGATGGAGATGGATAAGTTCTATGACAATCTCGGTGCGCAGATTGCACAGTACAATGCGTCTCAGATACAGCAGATGACTATCACAAACCTGCAAGCGCAAAACAATGCGGCTCAGTTTAGTGCATCTGAAAAGAACCGGGTATCTATGTTCAACGTTGGGCAGGTCAATCAGTTGGCCATGGATCAGGCCCAGAGACTGGATCGAATGACTCAGTTCAATATGGATCTAGAGAATAATCGTGAGCAGTTCTACGTAGATATGCAGTATCAAGTAGATAACGCTAATGCCAAGTGGCGCCAGAGTGTGACGCTACAAAACAATGAGAATGCATTTAACGCGGCTGCGATTGACGTCCGTAACATTGTTAATCTGACTTCAGAGCAACTTAATCAGTTGTGGGACCGTGCAGATAGCTTGCTAGACTACGCATGGCGTGAAGGCGAAAATGAGAAAGATAGAGAAAACCGAATTGCAATAGCCAAGCTACAAGCAGAAGCGCAGCGTTACGCCGCTAGAAAAGAGATGCAAGGTGGCGTTGCTTCAGGGATCGGTAACATTATTGGCTCAGTAGTTGGAAAAATGCTTCCCTTTTCAGATGAACGCCTCAAAGAAGATATTGAAGTTCTCAAGGTCATGCCGAACGGCGTGGAAGTGGTTAGCTGGCGCTGGAATGACAAGGCTAGGAGTCTTGGCCTGAGCGGCATCGTCAACTTCGGAGTCATTGCTCAACAGATTAAAGACATTATTCCACATGCAGTAATACTGGATGAGGACACTGGATACTACAAAGTTAATTACGCGGAGGTCTTCTAATGACTTTTGAAGAAGCCATCGTGGCCTCTATTCGTGCTTACTATAAAGGCATTGATCCTGAACAGTACAATGAAACGCGGGATGAGCCGATAAAGTACACCCGAGAGTACTTCGATATGCTTGAACAAAAAATGGTGGATGAAAATTCACCTAAGAAAAAAAGCAAAAAGAAAGCAGCGGAGGATGATAGCGATGCAGCCTAACGTTTTTGAGGGCCCTATCCCCGGGGCTAATTTTACGTCCGATGAAAGAAATTGGCCTTGGCACCGCGCACCCGACATTACTGATACGGATGAGGCTTTAGAGTTCATCGCGTATGAGATGACGGACACTCCTAAAGGCTTTCGGTACATGAATATGATTGAGAGTGGGGTAACTATCGCCACAGTTACGGACATCATAGTCACTCTCGGCATAGGAAACGGGAAATGGACCCCGGACTTTGCCTTGTTGTTAGCGGGACCAACTGCCCGGTTTTTAGAAATTATGGCTAAAAGCTACAACATTGATAATTACGATCTCGGGATTGATAATGTTCAGCCCGAGCCTACCGCTGCATTTTATCGCGACATGCAAGGCCTCCAAGAAGAAAAAAAAAAAGAGATGGCCGCGGATATCGAGCAAGAGTCCGAGGAGGCCGGTATCATGGCACCCTCTTCAGATGAAGAGCAGCAGATGATGTTGGGGTACGCTGCTGATGAAGAGCCCGCACAGGACGAGGAAGAAGTCTAATGGCCGAGAATTTCTTTACTGGATTTGCCCGAGGATTTGAGCAAAGCTCCCGCGCCAGAGAAGCAAGAGAGGAGCGTGATTTATCTTCACGCCTAAGTATCTTTAGTTCTCAGTACAGCGATTATCAAAAGGCGCAGGACGAAGATAGAGAGCGCCTACAGCAGGCGAAAGCCTTGGCTAAAGTTCATCAAGGTCAATTTTCGGACACTGCTAATTTCGATGTTAAGCGTCTGGAAAGGACCGCCTATGACATGTTGTCAGCAGGTTACGATTCTAAGTACATTGGAGAGCAATTTGCCCGAGGAACTTTCTCGGAACTTCAGAACATGAATGTCGCAGTCGATCCTCTGGACGACGCTACTACAGCTACGGGAGCTAATATTCCCACACTATCTGAGGGAGAAGGTCAAGAAATCGACTCGGCAATGTCAGCCACTTCTCAGCAGATGAGTAGCTTAGGTATTGACCAAGATGATTTGTGGGAACGAGTTTTAACAACAGAGTCCAACAATAACCACCTGCAGCCTGATGGCAGTCTGACTACTTCTTCAAAAGGTGCGCTGGGTATTGCACAGGTTATGCCAAAAACTGCTATGCAGCCGGGTAATAACGTTCCAACAATCTTTGACATGGCCCGGGAGATGGGAATCGCCGTAGGCGCAGAGACGGAAGACGTAGCAAAAGAATTACTTGCTAACAAAGAACTCAATGAGAAGTTTGGCCGTGCCTATTTTGATGCGATGCAGACTCGCTTCGGTAATGATCCGGTTAAAACACTAATTGCATACAATGCAGGTCCGGACGTAGCCGAGTCATATGAAGGAGATAGATCTATTCTGCCCGCCGAGACACAGGGGTACTTGGTTAAGAATTTAGGTCTAGTGGATTCTATTGATCCGGCCCAAGCGCAAGAAACCAGTCAGAGTGTTCCGGAAGAAGAGAACGAGCCAGAAGGCTTGATGACCCGTATCTCTGGAGGCTTCCGTTCTTTTGCAGAGAATATGGCAATGAAATCCGAGGAGCGCGTTAATAAGCGTTTCATGGAAGCTACCGGGATGACGGAGGATCAAATCGCTCAAATTCGTCGGGGCTACAATCCACAGGGAGAAATGTCCATTGCAGCGCAGTATTTCCTAGACAAGAACAATGCGCCCGTAAGATCGTATTCCTTTAAGTCATATGTTGAGCCTGAAAAGCTGCCAAAGTGGCAACGCTTAGATCAAGTCACCACTGCTAATTACGAGGCGTTGGCTGCAGAAGCGGAGGCCAATAATGACCCGATTCAAGCTTCTTCAATTAGACGGCTTGGTCTTGATCTAGTTGAGGGAGATAACTTCCTCACAACCGATGGCCTTTCCAAAGACAATGTTGCTCTACGGATTAATCAGTTAGATCGTGCTTTCTCAAACGGAGAAATTGATCAGCCTCGGTATGATCGCCTTAAATCTGATTTCCAGCAGTTTCAGACGACTATCACTTTTGGAGATCCCAACGATCTTCTTGACGGCCTGAATGCCGAAAATGTGCAGAATAGAATGCTTCTGTTAGACGCAGGAAACTGGCAAGAGTCCGATCAACTTGAGGGTGTCAGAAACGCAGTTTTTGATTTTTATATTGAGACCTTTGAAAAACCGGATACTGGAGATTTAAGTTACGAAAGTCTCGACAAGACACTTCTTCGTTACGATACAGAAATCGCAGCGTATAAAGGAAAGGGGATGCCTGCGACGGCAGCAAGCCTTGAAGAAAGCCGCGATTTCTTTGTTGAGAAAATTCAGCCTGTGTACGAAAAGCGTCTTCAGGACGCCGGAATTCGTCGTAAAACCGCAGTAGAAGATATGACTGAGGTTGATCTTTTAGCAGCTTTGAGCGGTATGGCCGAAAATGATCCTCTTCGTCCCGCGATGGAAGCTAGATTAGATGCCTTTGAAGAAGCTAGAACCTCGCAAGCCGTTTCTGAGGCGTCTTTAACATCTAGTCGTGAAGATCCGCAAACTAAGCAAATAGTTGTTAGAGACGGCCCCGACGGCAATCTTCGTGTTGTCTTAGGTGTCCGGGCCGGTGTCGATGATACAGGCCGATCTCAATATAATCTTCCCGAGGGCTTTGAAGGCGAAAGAGTCCGCGACGTTATGGAAGACGAGTTCGATGATTTCCAGACTGCTTTCGGAAACATCAACACAGACGAGAGAAACTATACTACGCAACGTGCTGCTGTATCATCTCTTCTTGATCCAACGGCCGACATTTTAGAAATACTTAATAATAATCCTGACGCGATGGCTTTGGGTGGTGCCATAGAGGGCAGCCTATTAAACCTCATTACTAACATTACGTCTGTTGGGAATACGTTCACAAGTGACTTATTTAATCAGGAAGCGCAGCAACTTGGTCTTTTTGAGGGGCTTGGCACAACAAATGTCTTGGGGATCAATCTTGATCGGCTTCGCCAAGAAGGAAGTGACGCTGCTTTAATTAGAGCTAAGATACTGTTGATGGCGTACAAGGTAGGTGCGGCGGAAGGACAAACCGGACAAGGCATGTCCAACAAAGACGCAGACCGCTTTAGAACTATTATTCGGTCCTCTTCAGATCCTGCCGCTTTCCGCAGGAACCTTGTAGATTATGTTGAGTCTAAAATAGATGAAGTGGACACGGCCGCTGCTTCAATACAGGATCATCCGGCAGTTAAGAGCTTCAATACAAATTATCCTGACAGCCCATACTCAAAAGATTTTCAAAAAGCTCCTGCACGGGAGTTCTACGCTTCAAATGCTTCGGAGCGTTGGGATAGGTATTCAGCACTTAGTACGGGTGCCGCCGTAGCTGACGCGGGTAGTTCGTCTACAGCGGGAAGCTCAGAAACTGCCGCTTATGATCCAGACACTGTTTATACGTTTAGCCTAGAAGAGCTTAATGCAAACAGAAGAAATCCTGCTTTTGCTGGAGCTAGATTCTTTATTACTCAGGAAATGATTGATGCCGGGTTGTTTAATCAAAGCCAACTCGGTGGCCAGCAACGATTTAAGGCTCCCTAAAGGATTAACGTAAATGGCGGATGCAAACAATCAAGATGATACCCTTCTACAGTTTGAGGACGTTGAAGATACGTCTTTGGACGGGGACTTTGAGCTAGAGTTTGAGGATGTGCCGGAGCCGGTGGACATGGGCTTTGAATCCGTGGCCCCTCCAGAGGGTGTGCTTCCGAAGCCTACTACTGACATGTACGAAGATCTGGCCGTACCGGGCATTTTGGGTCGCTTTGGCTCAAAAATATTTCCTCAAATAGAAGAGTATACCGGTCCCTCTGTTTCTGAAATAAGAGAAAAGGCCTTTGAACGATATCGTTTATACGAACAATCCCCTAACGTTGAAAAAAACTGGGACGGCAGTTTGTCGTGGGTAGACCCCCAGACAGGAGAGAAGTTTGTCGTCCCCTACCCCGACTCTCCTGCTCTGGGGGGTCTGTTTGGTGGGAATATGGACCCCGGTATTCCTCAACAAATCGTTAGTGCCGGACTTTATAACTTACCTCGCGCTGTCTCTGAGCAATTTAATATTAGAGCCAAGGATGAAGAAGGAGTCGTAGAGGCACAAAAAATGCCCCGGCTCGCTCCCGGGGATAGTTTTATAGATCAAATGGCAACAGACGCAACGGCTCCTTTTCTAGTTGGAGGTGGTGCGGGCGTAGGTGCCGTAAAACTTATCTCCAATGCCCCTAAAATAATTAAAGCTCTTACTTTCGCGGCTACAGAAAGTATTGTGACAAAAGAGCTTATGCCCTCGGATGCAGAGCCATTCCTCGTTGGAGAAGAGGCAGTCTTTCCTATCTTGGATGGAAAGGAAATAGACCCCTCTTCTCCAGAGTGGGAGCAAGCATACAACCGAAAACAAAACCTTTTAAAAGACATTGCAGTTACTACGCTGGGGGGCGAGGCTGCCGTAAAAGCTACTGGCATGTTATTAAAAGGTGCGGGAATTGTTCTTCAGGTACCTTTAATTAAGCGTTTCTTTTCTGATTCCGCTAATGAACGAGACTTAGCCCGTACTCTGACTGAGCAGGTTTTTAAGCTTGATGAAGCAAGCCCTACCTACCAGCAGGATGTACAAAATATTATTGATTTGCTGGAAGAAAACAAAGACGTTATTGAGAACTTCAATTTTGAAGAAGGCTTTGAAGTTGACAATATTAATTTTATTCTCGATACGGCTACAGCTTATCAACGGGCCGTAGAGGCGGGTGACCCAAGAGCCGCCGCAGAAATTGGAGAAGAGCTTCGCACTTTGTCTAGGGGCGTTTCGCAAAAGCCCGGAGCCAATCGAGCTTCCGAAGCTACCGCTCGTGCCGAAGACCAACTAGATACTCTTGCCCAGCAAACAGAAGAAGCATTTGGAAACATTTCAGGACCGGCGGGAGCAAGACAAACTATTACTGAAACGGTAGAAGAAACGGGAGAAGAGGTAACGACAGAAGTTCCTTTAAATCCCGGGGCTGCGGAATTTCAAGAACGTGTCGCTGCTGCAGCGGACGAGGCTGTTGCCGAACCTAGACAAGCCGCTCGGGCGGCTCAAGAGGCCTTTGACCAAGCAAAAGATGAATTGGATACTTTGCTTCAAGAAGGCGATCTAGAGTTTATAGGAACAGTTGAAGAGATTTATAGGCGGGCTGGGATGGACACAACAGCCGCTCGTAGAGAGGGCCTAGAGACACTCGTTGATAACTTAGTCGATGCCTCTCGGGTAATGTCGGACGAAAAGGATAGGCTTTTTGGGGCAGTGAAAGGCGGTGCAGTGGATGCAGAAAGCTTGATCTCTGCACTAGATACCGTAGCAACCTCCACTAACACCTTCGACAATGCCCTTACTGCTGTGGCTTTAGACGGACAAGGTGCAACACGAGATCTTCTAAAAGCCACCCGTAGGTTAGACAATATTCCAGAAACTGTGAAGGTTGGTGGTAAGGATGTTCCGGCTTACTTGGATGCTGAGACAAACCAACTAAAGCCTCTTTCTGAAGCGCCTGAAGGAAGTAATGCCACTCAATCATTTCGTCCTGAGACGGACGAGGAACGATTGGCTAGGGTGGAAAAGTATCTGGATGATAACAACATAGATTATGGTGTTCTTCTTAGAACAATGCGTACTCAAGTAGTTGAGGGACTAAACCTTTTAACCAAAGAAACGGCTTCTATGGTTGAAAAGAGTAGCGCCCCTATTCTCTTAAGGCTCAAAAACTTTATTGATGACGATGCGCTAGATTTCGTTCGACAAAATGACCCGGATGTTGCGAGTCAAGCCGATGAAGCGTTGGAGTATTACACCAAAGACTTCGCCCCTTACTGGCGAGACGGCGGCCCGTTACAAGAAATTGACCGGGTACGCCGCAATATTGGTGGTCAGCAACAAGAGGCTTTGCAATTTAGAGCCACCGTGGATCAAGTCGAGCCTTTGTTCTCTGCAACCCGGGATCGGCTGTTTGCCCAGAACGTTATTAGATTGCTTGGCAGAGAAGAGTTGCAAGGCTCCTCTGCTCAAATTATTGATTTTATTATTGGGGACGTTGTCTCCAAATTGGATATCGCCCGCACGACGGGCCAGAGGGCGCTCAGTGGCGACGAATACCGTACCGTTGTAGGCAGCATTAAAAATGAACTGCGGCCTTATATGGACGCCTTGGCAGATGGATTTCCTGAAGTACGGGAACAGTTGATGTCCTTTACGTCTCGCCTAGATGGCTTGACGGATGATATTGATGGGCTTGAGAGTGTTTTGAAAGAAAGCAACGAAGCGTATGAGGCTGCCCAAGAAGAGATTTTCAACAAGACGTACAAGTCTTTGTTCCCCGACGGAGGCCCGGGCGTAGCCGGATCGGCAGCAGACACCATAGCAGACAATCCCTATATGGCTCTGCAGTCTTTGTTCAGAAATCCAGAGGGCATGCCACAGGTTAGAGCATTGCTAAACTCCGGCGATGACACGATTGTTCAAGGTGTTCGTTCTGCGTATATGCGTAACTTACGCGACTATTTACAGACTTCGGCTAAAACCCTGCGGGGCCAGAGATCGCTTAGTCAGTCGGCCGTAAATAATCTTCTCACTACTAGAGACGATTTAATCTCTAATGGTATTGAAATTATGGGGGACGACTTCCCTGAATTAATGCCTGCTGTAAATAGATTACTAGAGCTTTCAGATATTGCCCAAGGTACACGACGAGCCGCTCGCGGGAATTTTGTCGGATCTCAAACGAATCTCAATCAACAATATACAAAATTTGTTGATCAGATGACTACAATGATTCTTGGTCCTTTGAATCGAAAAGGTGCCCGAGTTCGCGTCATTGGGCGTCGTTTTAGTCAAATGTTAGATGAGAATTTTATTCCGCGAACATTAGATGCTGCTCTAGCAAATCCAGAGGAATTTACCCGGATACTTCGTACAATGGTAGAAACCGATCCCGCTACGCGGAAGACGGTTGCGGGCATCTCGATGCCTACTCTAGAAGAGAGGCGCCTGTTGTATAGATTTTTGGCAAAGAGCTATATCTATCGCGGATCAGAGGAAGAGTTCCTTGAGGACTATGAAGCGGCTCTTCAAGCTAATTTAGAAGAGGCTCAAATGCAGGGCCTTGGCCTGCAGTAATGCTTCAAGCCTTCCACATTTTCATACTGATCGTCGCCGTGGATGGCGAGATCGTATCAGAAGACATGTCGTTCTACAGCATCGACAGATGTCGTTATTTTGCTGGGAGGCTGAATAGCCAGCATCTTTCTCCCAGCGTTGGGCCGAACGTCACGGCGTATTGTGTACCTCAGTTGCACAATCCCGAGGAGGACCCAGCCAGAAAGATCTACACGTAGGAGTTGCCCGTGGACCCGGCTTCAATAATTGCGACAGTTAATGCTGGCCTTGCCGCTGCAAGTACAGTCAAGAAGATCCTCCATGAGGGCCACGACATTGCACTGGCTGCCAGCCGTATGTCGAAGTTCTTCGATGCGAAGGACAAGCTCATGGAGGCCAGTCAGCAGGCAAGCAATCCCAGTCTACTGGCCAAGACGTTCGGGTCAGACTCAATCAAGGGGCAGGCCTTAGCCATCACTCTCCAGAAGAAGAAACTGGATGAGGCCGAGGCGGAGCTTCGAGAGCTTTTCTTGTATACCGGGAACATGCCTTGGTACGAAGACTATCAAGAAGAGATCAAACGACTTCGCCGGGCAAGAGTACTGGAAGCACGGCGTAAGGCAGAGAACCGGGCAGCGATGCTCGATGCTCTGACAATTTGTGCAATCATAGCTATAGGACTTGCCGCACTTATCGGTGGCGGTGTTTTTTATAACGAAGTGGTGAAATAAAATGATTAAAGCGATTGGAAGGATAGTTCGAGAGCAAGTTCAAACAATGACTGAAGCACAGGCAGGTACAGTTGCGGTTGCCTTGATTGGTGTGATCATACTGGTAGGTTTGATTTTCTGAACCTGCTCCTCTCCCCCAACTGCCCCTACAAAGGGGGCAGCATTGGGTTCACGATCTGTGACCGGAGTATCGAGTAGATCTCCCTGAAGCCCCGGCCGTGAGACTTCCTGTAGTGCTTCTTGAGCCAGCGGCACGTTGGTCCCTTGGAGTGCTGCACGTGATGAGACACTTCATGGGCCACGGTTATCCAGAGCGCCTGCTCTGCCGTCTCAACCCTCCTGCCCCCAATCACTGGACACTTATCGAACGCATCGTATTCCTTCTGGAATCGAGGCAGTGCCCTGTGCTGCCAATAGTTGAGGTTGATCTGGATAACGTGACTGCCAGCGTATGTCGCCCCGTTCCTGTTCTTATGCACTACGCGAGTGACCCGGAGAGCGTGCTCCACATCGGCCTTGTCGATGCCTAGCTCGTAGTCCTTCTTCTTCAGATGGTTCATGCACTTTCGGACCATCTGCTTTACCTGCTTCTCTTGCTGCTTAGTTACTGTCATTGCTAGTTCTCCTGTATTAACCGTGTTTAGCCTTTCTCTTGCGTTCCCATCGTGCGTCCACTGAGTAGCATCTGTCGAAGCTCTCAGGGTCGAACTCCTTCACTAGGTTGGGTAGGTACCTCTTTGTCTTGATCGTGCCCTCAGGGCTCAGTGAGACGATGTGAAGCCACTTGCGTCCCTTGAGCTTCAGGTAGCCCGGTCTCCAACCAGCGTTGTAATAGAAGACTGGAGGCCAGTTCTGCTCCAGTGCCTTGCGTCTAATCTTCAGTACGTCTTTTTGTAGTTTGTCCATTGGGACCTCCTGCTCAAATGTCACGGACATTATATCAAACGGGTTTTTGGGATTTTGACGAAACCCCCGAAAACAGGGGTAAAACCGGGCTGGAGGCCGCATAAACTCTAGAGGCAAAAAAAGCTTGACACCTATATTTATAGGCTTAAACGACGCGAAAAAGACGATTTATCAGGCTGGAGCCCGCATAAACACTGGGGCAAAAAAAATTTTAAAAAGTTATTTTCGGATATTGGACCGTTTCAAATATCGAACGGCTATCACCATCCCGGTGGGCACGTACATGGTCCCTTGGCATACGGCCTCGCCCTTGTACTCGATGACGTCACTGCACAGGCTGTAGCCCATATCGTCAGCGTGCATAAGGTATCCAACCGTAGTGCGGTAAACCGGGGTAAGGCGGGAGAAGTCTTGGGGGGAGAGTTCTTCGGTGTCGGCCCAAGCGTCACCCCACGTGATTTCAACTAGGGGGTAGTCAGGGGTCAGGGCCTTTTGGAGAGGCTTCTTGTTCATACATCTCCGGAAATGAAATGTCCCCACCGTTTGACCCGCTGGTTAGACGGCGATGGGGACGCACCCACTAGCAATGAGTTCTGTGATTCTAATCCTCTTTGGACAGGACATCAATCCCCTGCCACTTATTTAAAGGAGGCATGCCAGTCTCCTGTTTGTCAGAGGATTTGAGGGTGATATTGATATCGAAGGCTATGGACAGCCGGGGCGATTGCGTATTCTTGCTCTCAGAGACCCTGTGAAGCGTTTTAGAGGGGAATAGGAGGAGTTGGTCCTCTGACATCTTAATAGGCACCTCCGTGGCTCTCATGGGGCTCCAGCTTCTCAGGACACCTCTCTCAAGATGCTCCGGGGTCGAATACAGTCCGGGTATGAACTCGCTCTGGACGTCATAGAAGAAGAAGGTGAAGTCCCCGGAGTGGTCCGGAACATCCAGATAGTACACGCCGCTGATATTACTCTGCATATGGCGGTGAATCTGAATGTCTTGTCCTACGGTCTGGTAGGCCGGCCAGCACCGGGTGATATACGCTTGAAACTTATTGGCGTTCAGGCCCATGGCTTCAAAGTACTCTCCCAGCGCAAAGGGAAGACGCTGCAGCAGAGGCTTCATCTCAGGGACCTCGTTGAAGTCCCCGGAAGCATTGATATCACCTAGCCAAGCAGTCTGGCCGAAGGAGTCGAAGTTCTCGGACTCCTTCTCAACCAAGGCATCAACCACTTCGGTCAGGCTCTGTCGGCACTCTTTAGAGAGGCCGAGAGGAACCTTGTAGAAGTACAGCGGGTTGAGGCCTAGCAACTCCCCTTTCATTTCTTAACTTTCGGAGCAGTCAGCCACTTAGGATCACTGGAATAGCTGATCCTAAACTTAGCTGGGGATATGGAGAGCATGAAGGGATCTGCAGACTCTCCCAAAGGGATCTCAGTGATAGTGCCGCCCTTCTTTAGGTAGGCGGCCATATCAGCATTAATCTTTTTCCGGATCTCTTCCTTGTTTTTCATCTTGGAAAGCACGGGACACCTCAGTTCGATATATCGACTATTTCACAGGAAGTGCCGGTACAGGCCAGTGTCTGAGAGCTTACCGTATTGTCTTCCTGTTCGTACGCAGCCAAGGCTGTCCAGTCGATCTTCTTCGGCATAGCCTTCTGGGCCTCTTCGTACTCTTCCTGAGAGCAGTCCTGATACGGAGCCTGAGGATACACGTGGTCGAAGAATGGCAGGAAGCTAATGCCACTGATAGCATCAAAGTTCTCGTACACCCATGCCCCTACAGCCAGCCATTCATTCTGTTTGACCGAGATAGTCACGGAGGGCTTGTGATGGCACCAGTGTTCTTGATACGCCAGCCATAGCTCTAGCTGCTCAACCGCGGACAAGTCCATTCTGCAGATAGCTCCAGTAGGCGCCTTCTTAGGAAAGCTGAACACGGTCGTGCTGCTCGGGTTGAACTGATCGTCCTCTGCCGGGATTCCCTGATCGATCATAAACTGGGTCAGGGGGTCCTTCTTGTCTCCGCGGACAGTCCGTATGTAATAAGGATTGTGCCGGGTATGAATACCAGAGGCGCTGTCTACAAGCTGAGAGACCGTCCCGGAAGGCTTGACGCAAGTCATGGCCTTGGAGGTTTCGATACCGATTGCTTCAGCAAACTCCTTATTCACATCCTCACAGACCGTCCGCATCTCGTTCAGCCACTTGGGAGCGTTTTTGACGCTAGACAGAGAACCGTGGTCCATGATGCCAGTCAGGCTAACACCGAGCAGGCGCTCTTCCTCTGTGTTCCGCTGCCATACCTTACGCAGGTACGGGAAGTGCGTCAGAGTGCTTTGTAGCGTGCCCAGTATCGTAGCCATCTTAACTTTGTGCTTCAGGGTCTCTAGGCTGTCCCCTGCCCGTACAATGACCTCAGACAGGTTACAGAACTGGCCCCCAGTACCGGTGACCGGGTGTCCCTTGTCGTCCAAGCGAGGACCCCGCAGGATGATCTCACTGCACGGGTTCGTGCCCCACATGTAATTGGGGTTGCGCATGTCATACTTGCTAACTTGCTTGGTAGAGGCTTGGCGGTTGAAGATCCCGCGCTCACCAGACTTGGACTCGATCAGAGAAAGCCACTCACGGATAAACGTCTCCATGTCGGGCTTGTCGTTATAGCAGGCGGAGTTATTGGCTAAGGCGCGCTGGGGGTCTTCATCAAACCAACGTCCAGACTTACAGTGGCGCATGCGGTCATCGCCAAGGTCACTCAGAGAGATCATCGCACTTCGACGAACCCCTCCGACTACAATGACCCTCGCGATATAAGTCATTATGTCATGGCACTCTAAGGAAGTCAGCTTACGGCCCTGTGCGTTGCTGAATACCTTGACCACGAAGTTAAACAGTTCAACCAGAGGCTCTGGTCCTGATGCCCGGCCTCCAAAAGTCTTTAGCCGTTCCCCTGCGGGTCGGACACGGGACACATCCCATCTTGGGGACTCTCCGCTCCACAGTAACGCCAGAAGCTGTCTGAGAGCCTTGGCCCAGCCCTCCTTTGAATCTCGTACGTGAATGACAGTCTCTGAAGGGAAGATGCGATCCGGGACGTCTGGCAGATTCTTGATGTGGACTTCTTCTACGCTGAAGCCTACCCCAGTGCCGCAAAGCAGGATAAACATGGCTTCATCAAAAGCCTTTGGGTCGTCTACAGCCAAATAGGCACAATTGTATCCTGCAGTATTGTCACGCTCCAAGGCCGGCCCGGCAGTCATCAGGGCGCGCATAGAAGGAACTACATCGAGATTGAGGACTGCATCGCGCAGTTCCTGCTCGGTCTTCTTGTCGATTGTATAGCCGTGTTTTTCTTTTACGGACGAAAGCATGAAGTCGAAATAACGGTCTACGGTCTCTGGCCAGTCTTCCCGGCGTTCCCCGTTCCAGCGTGCGTAGCGGCTCTTATAAATGAACTCTTCGTAGTCCGACACAAATGGTTGAGTTTTCATCGATTGTCTCCACTCCCGCCTAGCACGCCTCTCTCTTTTCGAGAGTCCAATTTGTCCCGGTTACCGCGGGCGATATCATCCAGCTTGAGATCAAGATCTGTAGCCAAAGCCGACAGATACCAAAGGCAGTCTCCCAGTTCCTTCGCCAGAGACTCCCGGACTTCTGCAGTACAGTGGCCGCCATCATCCCGGAATACTTTCTTCACTTTGTTGCAGACTTCGCCGGCTTCTCCGGCAAACCCAAGGGCTGGGTACATCAAGGCCCAACGCGGGTCGTAAATAGCAGTCTCAGAACTCAGTTCCTGAAACTCATTAAATGTCATTTGCGTCATTAAAGATGCTCTCCTCGTCCATACATTTCGATTAAATCTTCGATAAAAAACTTCATCTTATTCAGGTCGTAGAGCGCATCCACTCCCTGCTTTTCGCCCAGCCTGTAGCAGGCCTTAAAAATATCCCCACGGGACTTACTCATGCCTTTGTGACTAATTAAATGCCGAAGCTCCGTGGCATGCGCAGGGAGTTCGTAATATTCCGTAGACCCGCCATCGCTGGCTGTCTTAGACCGATCATGGGGTCGGTCGTACTCAACTACTCGGCCCGGTTCTATATCGTCTACGTTTTCAAATGGGGGAAAGTGTGCAGTAGCCATATCAATGTACCGTATCGTCATCGTCCGGTTCGGTTTTTTCAAACACCGGGAACTGGAAGATGTTGTCTGTATAATGGGTTTTTTCGTCGCTCTTACGGGCAAACTCTTCAAAATCGTCCTGACGTCTAAGCGCAGCACCGTAGCTCAACAGTTCATCTGGAAGGGCAGAAACAGCAAAGTACAGTCCGTACAGCAGGTTCCTCATCCAGTCCTTAAATTCTTCATCTGCGTCGTTGAAGAAATCTTCTGAAGCCCCGAAATAAAGTTCACCTTCTTCGTGACTACCAACCTCTATATAAAAGCCATTTATTGGCAGTCTCTTATCGTCCTCGTCGCTCATTATTTTTCACCAAACAGCTTTATAAGTTTCAGGGATTTTGTGTTCTTCTTCTCTTTCAACCAATCCGCCGGGATCAGCGTGTCGGCATACAGAAAGCCTTGTTTTTCACACCACGTGGCATAGGTTGTTTTGGACCCTTTGCGCAGCTTTCCATTGCTGCGACTGAAGACAAACCGAAGATCAAGGTCAGGGTATTGTTCCTTGATAAGAATATGTTTTTTACGGTCTGCTAATAGAAAACGGCCCTTGGTCTCGATCACTATCCCATTCGGCAAGACGTAGTCCGGGGTATAGTGGTGATCGCTTTCTGGGATAACGTATGGGATTTTAAAAGGCTCATACTGTACGTCCTTACCGGCCCTACGGATTTGATCGGCTACGTCCTTCTCTATTCCGGACTTGTAGCCGGCTCTCAGGGCTCTCCAACGGGTACTACGCTTTGCCACGGGGACTCCTCGTTTTCTTTTGGTTCTCAAGCCTCTGCAGGGCACAGGAAGAACAGAAATGAAAACTCTTATCGATGATGACAGCGGGCTTAGATTTACACATTGAACACAGGACCTTATTCGACATACTTCGAGTACCAGTAATGTCTCGGGCTGGCTGCTTTAGAGCCACCCTGAGGCCGGTACACTGCGTCTGGCCAACAGGAGGCGCGGAAGTTGCAAAACGTGCAGGTAGTGTGCAGACGCTTATTCCCGGTGGGGTTTCCACGGAAAAGCTCAGTCGTCGGCTCAAAGCAGCGAGTGAGAGGACGGTCTGACGCAATGGTCTTAACGTTCTCTTGAATAAAGGTCTCAAGCTGCTCTAACTGAGTAGGGCTGGGATCGGCCTCTACGATATTGATTTCACCCGTAGATTTGTTAACCACGATCCAGCCGCCCTGTGGCTTGCCTGTCCCGGTAGCGTATCCCCACAACTGGGCAGCGTAACCAAAAGCGTCGTCTCTGGCGATACCACTCCAGCCCTCAGTCCATTTGTGAGTAAATGCCCACGGACTGCTGCTCTTGGTATCGTAAACACGGCCTTCGATCTCAATATCGTTTTCACCCCGGACGGTCTGTCCGTGGATCTCAAGCTCGGCTTCTTCCTTGCCCCCGGTAATTTCCAAACCGGCTACACGGAGCAGAACCTCCATGATGCACTCAACCGCATCGCCCAGCATCATTCGGACGATATGGTTATAGGGCATAGGTTCTTTTTCTTCGCCTGCTTTCTCCCTCTGGAGTTGGCAGACAGGCCGGCCTAGATTGGACATCCGAATACGGAAGTCTTTTTCGGGCGGGGAGAGTTGTTTGCGAAGAGCGGCTTTGAACATTTCGCCGGCGTCTTCGATCCACTGATCGTCGTAAGGCAGGGTTTCCCCGTTACTTAGCTTGGTCAGTTGGACTTTTAATTTGCCTAAATATATTTCTGATAAATTCACTGTCACCTCAAAAAAAGGAAGGGGCCTAGCTTCTCAAGGACAGGAGAAAAATCCTAACTAGGCCCCTTCAAAAACAGGAGGATCACATCAGCCTAAACCCACATGAAAAGACTGATCTCTCCTGCAAGGGAGTATTGGCTCACTCGTCCTCTAATTCGAGGGCAAGCGCGTCTATGGCATCGTCGGTAGACTGCTCTTCCCGCAGAGACTTCTGGTGGGAAGCTTCAATCATGTCATTCTCGCTCTTCACCATTTCCGCCATGACAACCATGGTTTCGTAGGTGGCATCATCGAGGACTAGCTTCTTTTTGAAGTCAGTCGCAAAGTGCATGACATAGTAGATTACGGAGCCATTCTGGTTTTCCTCTGCGCTTACCTCAATTGGGTAGTCATACAGAGAAGCCCCTTTCGGCAGAGACTTAACAACTTCATCCTCAAACGGATTAAAGTTGCTGCCCTTCAGCATCAGAATTGCAGGCTGGTTTTCGATAGTCTGCTTCGTACCGTCCGCAGTTTCGCCTTCATAAGAGACGATTACACGAAGCTGGCGGAAGCAAGTAATATCGCTGTACTTCTTTTGTTCTTCTTTAGAAGCCTCACGAAGTACGCGGCTAGTAGGTTTACCGCAACGAAGCCCACCCTTCATGTCCCGTGCTTCATGGCGGAAGTTAGGGATCATGAGCGTCTTGTTCACTACCTTGTTTTCTTCGGGGTCGTAATGCAACCACTGGAAAAGCTGAGACAGGACCCGGATGGTGACCTTCTCTGCGTAAACGGGCTCAATGCCGTCGCCTTGGAGTGTGAACTGACCTTCAGGGATCTTACGTCCCTGCTCGTCTTTCCGCATGCTATTTACTTTCAGCTTGGGAAGTCGAGATTGGGTAGGAGCCGGGGCCTCTTTTGCACCTAATAATACGGCAACGTCATTGGCTTTATCGGCTGAAACGGTAGGTAAAGTAGTAGTCATATAAATGTCCTCAAAAGGTTTTACGTAACAAAATTAAATTAACCTAACTAGTGGCCTTATGCAACACTAATTGGTGTCGTTTCCATCCAGTTTTTTCCTATGTCGGCTTCTGTCGTCAAAGGTAAAACAGGGTGGTATCCAAAACGCAGGATTAGGTCTTCTTCGACTCTCTCCATTGCCCAGACCAACGCCTTTACTACGGCGTCTTCCTCACCGGGATAAACGTCACAGACGATTGAATCGTGGACGGTTAGAACTAAGAGAGACTTCAGGCCCTGCGCCTTGAATTCTTTGTATGCCCGGACGCAACTCAGCGGGACAATATCCGCTGTAGCGAACGACTGGACTGGATAATTAACAACTGCCGTAGCATTCGTTATGCGTCCATTCCGGAGTCTCCGAGCATTTGGGAAGTAGAACTGGCGCCCTGACGGCGTCTGGACTATCCCGGTCCTAAGGACCTCATCCATCAGTTCTTTGTGCCATACGGCCAGTCCCTGATAGATATTAAAATATTCATTAAAGTATTTCTGAACGTGGGCAGGCTCATTGGCCCCCATGCCACCGTACAACGGGGCGAAGGTATATGCCTTGGCGGCCTGCCTCATGTCTTTAGTAACTTCCTCAACCTCACACTGGTTGATGATTGAGGCCGTCTGCTTGTGAACGTCCTTGCCTCCGCGAATGTCTTCAATGATCTGACTGTCGCGGGATAGCTCTCCAGCAACCCGGAACTCAAGTCCGCTGAAGTCGATCTCTAGAATGTTGCCGCCATCAAAGCGAGAGATCAGACACTTCCTGACTGGGAACTTATTGCCCTTGGGCAAGTTTTGGAAGTTCGGGTTTGAGGACGAGAGCCGGCCCGTCCGCGTAACGGTCTGGTTGAACTGCGCGTGCAGCCTGCCAGACGGCCGAGTCCACGTTTTTATTCCCGCAACAAAGGAATCTAAATAAACCGATACGGCATTCAGGCGGGTAAGCTTGGTCAGGAACTCAATCGCAATCAGATTGTCCTTGTCCTTGGCTTGCACCAACAACTTTCCAATAGTCGCCTTGTCTGTTTTAAACCCGTTGATGCTGGCATCTTCTGGGCCGCGGGGGATCAGCTTCAGACCGGCAATACGGCCCGTAGGATTGAGCAAGAACCCCTGTCCGCCGCACGCTGGGCACTTTGTTTGCTTCTTCCACGGCTCCCCGTTCTTCTTGATCTTCTGGATCAGGCCCTTGCCATCACAGCGGTGACAGTGTTCGGCCACAGTCTTCATAACTTTAGCGGTGGTGCGCTTAACCGTGTTTGCAAATTGAGACACTGACATACGGGCGGTCGGAAGAGGTTTTCCATTTGGCCCTACACCGCAGTTGAACATCCGCTTATGCAAATCACGGTTCACAACCTCTCTGGAGTACACGACTTTGGTCATGTCCGCGCCAGAGTTTAAGTTGATCGGGGTATCTCCCATGCAGTTCACTACAATCTCATTCAGGGCCACTTCTAGTTCACGCTTTTCGTCGATAAAGTCTCGCTCTACGCGCTCTAGCTCTTCCCAATCGATCTGAATGCCGTTTCGCTCAATCTCTACAAGGAACAAGAGCATTTCATTGGTCAGATCGAAGACAGGCTCCAGAGAAGCATTACTTTCCTTCGTAAGGTCATGGCGCTGGGCCAGATAGATCTCAGCGCACGACAGAACGTCAGTATCGGCGTACTCAATCACGGTTTTAAGGGGCATTTCCTCAAACCCCGTGCCCTTGCTGAACAATTCATCCACCAAGTCATCCCGCTTTCGGGTAACGTCCCGGCGCTGGGCCGTGCCCTTCAGACTTTTGTCCACGTTCTGCGCTCTAGCGAAGATGTACTCGCCTACCATAGTGCAGTGGACCTTTTCAGGGATCTCAAAGCCTGCTTCGAGCAAATACATCACATCAAACTTGGCATTGTGGGCGACTAGCAGATCTGCAGACGCTAAATCCTGCCTGAGTTCAGTAGGATCATCGCAGCCCGTCTGCTCAACGTGATAAAAGATTGCGCGCTTTGCTTCTCCGATAACGCCATCTTCCACCATTCTCCAGTGGGCGGATACGATACGGTTTTTAGGGTTAAACGGGCTGTTGTCCTTGTTGCCGTCTACCATGGATACCGTCGTTTCTAAGTCGATTACGATAACTGTCATGGCTTACTCCACATACCGGCTGATTTCAGGCTCGATCCGACAAAGCACGGTGCCGTGCCAGCCAGAGAGCTTGTTCTTAGATATTGTGAGGTAGCGAGTAGGATCTTGTTCATCCTCGGACGTTTGTTCTTGTTTGCCGATGCCGATTACTAAATCGTTCTCTGCCATCTTGCCGATGCGAGAGCCTTCCATATCGAAGCCGGACAGCCGAGTACGGCCTCGGGCTTCATTGCTTGCTTGAGAAACTGTTAGTACGGCGCACTGGTGCTTCTTCGCGAGTTCCCGGAGAGATCGATAGACTTCCCGCAGCCGTTCATGCGATGCAGAGAATGTCCCGTTTACGTGGCACTTGTCTCCCTGATCCACGATTACAACATCCGGGGTCATCACGGACAGATAAGCGTCTACCTGATTCAGATCCCAGTCTTGGATATCTTTCATCTCGATCTTTTCTTCGATCTGGGCAAACTTTTGATGTGCTTCCTTACGGGCCTTGGGATCTTTTGCTATCTCTGCGCGGGTCTTGCCTGCCCATGCCTGCATAGCCCGCAGCATAGTTCTACGGGTTTCTTCTTCATTTCCGAGATAGAGAACTAAAGCGCCCTGATCGCAGAATCCTCCCGGGGCGCAGCAAATACTAACTGCAAACGCGGTCTTCCCTGTTTCGGGTAGAGCAAAGATGGTTCCAAATTCACCGGGGCCGATTCCGTAAACATGCCGGCTCAGTGTTGAGATGTTGAACTGCCAACGTGCGTCGTCGCTGGTTAACTCAAGAAGAGCATCAAGATCTTTAGTCGTCGTCGGACCAAAGTCATCGGGCATCAATCCGTCCCGAGTAGACTCCAGAAGCTTCTCTAATTTACCTACGGCGTCGTCGCTGCCTTCGCTGATCTCTAACCCGAGGTTAGCTATCTTATGGCCTAGCGAACGCTTCCAGAGTTCCTTTACTACGTCGGAGACTATGTCTTCCTGTAGCGGTGCGGCATTCATCACGGAGCATACATAGTCCGTGAACTCTTCTTTCTCGGCGCGAGTTGCTACCGGGTAGTGTAAGAGATAGAGGGCTTCAAGGTCGTCCTGCGCGAGGTCACGGTTGTATTTCTGGTGACCTTCGGACACGCATTTGAATAGCGTTTTAGCAGACCCCTCGAAGAGTGAGGCGTTAAGAGAAGATTGGTTTTCTTGATAAACATTTTGGGACAGAAGAGACTTTAGTATTTTTATATCCATACTTAATCAGAACCGTTTCGGTGAGTAACGGGGCCGACTATAGCACTAACTAATGTCTCTTGTGAATACCTAACTAATGCGGATCTTCATTCTTTTTAAGTCAGGCTTCTGATCTCCACGGCGTTCGCGCATGTCTACTTCGTGGTAGACGACAGACTTACTTTGCTTAACTACGGCTTCTATAGCTTCCTCTAGGCGTGTCTGTTCTAATGCAGCTTCTTTGAATCCATCTTGAAATTCAAAGTCTATGATTGCGATTGCTCTAGCTTTCATGGGGTATTCCTACTACTTGTTCTATCTGTGGAATGGATAAATATTTAAGATCTTCTTCTGTAAATTTGACAGTCACTTTCGTAGTTACCGCTTCGCTATTTAACAGTTTCAATAGCTTTATAGCTTTTCTGGAAGCATCCTTGTCAAGGATAATCGTTACAGTTTCGTACTGCAGGATCTGTTTTCTTTGTTCGGGTGATACATTTGTCCCTAATAAAGCACACCCCTGTACGTTTTTCAGCCTAGAAACAGAACAAGCGGACGCTGCGTCCTCAACTAGTATCATATTGAGACTATTTTTGTTGACGACATAAAGGCCACTAGTATCCCCATAAGAAAGCCACTTAGGTTTGTCGCAATAATTCAAGGCACGCCCCACGGCGCCTTTACCTTCATTCATGTAAAACAAAACACGGTTTCTTACGGGATCATACTTTATGTCCGCCCACCCAAATCCGTAAGCATCAAAGCAATTAACTGACTTTAGATAGTTCATGACGTCAGTATGGAAACGGGGATGTGAAACCATTCTCGGAAGGGGTAAGGATCTTCTAGGTTTGTTTTGAGACTTTCCTAGTAATTTGTCTCTTACTGCAGATAAGCCGTAACCGCTCCGGACAGCCCCTTTAGATCCACAACTTGCCTTGTAGCAGTTCCAGAATGTTTGTCCCTCTTTCTTCGTTAAAGTAAAAGTGTACTTACCAAGACAGAAAGGACAGTCGATTCTCTTTGTTTCGCCATCAGAGATTTCAATGTCTGAAATGATTTCTTTTTGTTCTTTGTATGTAGACATAAGTGCCCTATGGGTATAGCTCGGCCCGGAAGGGCCTCGCAAAAATACCATTAGTTAGTGTCATCGTCTAGCCTTAGAAAAGTACTAGTTATGGGGTTATAAACTCACTAAGCAAATAAGGTATTGAAATTAAACAATAGTACCTTAACGCTTTGGTTGGGGGTTCAAGTCCCTCCGGGCCTACCACTCCACTGATAACAAACGATTATTTGAGAAAAATTTAGTTTAGTTAGAAAAAGTTTTAATTCTTAAGTCTAACTGACGACTCAACCGAGCCAATACATCAGTCCCGCCACCCCTGCTGCAGTCAGCAGAGGAAGCAAAAGAACCGATGTAATATAAAGCCACTTTAACTGTTGCGGATTAGGCACATTAGTTAGGTCCACGCCCACGGCAGGAAAGTCAGGCTTCTTCTGATTTATCACTGAAAGCCTCCGGGACGGTCTCCGTCCAGACGTTAGAGACAAATACAAACCGCGGCCCTGCATAAACAGGAGTGACTCGGTGAAGATGATTAGACTGGAAGACTATCATCCGATTGTAGACTGGTGCGATACGCTCGATCTCGTGGACTTCATCCTGTATCTCCAGATATCCGCCCTTCACTAGATGCGGGACCGGATAATAAACAGACCCTATGGCCGGGGACACGACAGTGCCGTCCCTTTCATACTTCACCTCGTCCTTGTCGAAGTGCCACTGCATGTGATCTGAGACGTGAATCACATTAAGCCAGTACTCGAAGCCCTTCACAGGGCTAGTATCTGTTATCAACGGCTCCCAGATCTTCTGAAGCGTGCGCTCCCAGATGTTTTCAGGCTCTTTTGCCCACCACCCGGGGGTCCACATCGTGTCCGCTTGAAATTGGTCTGACCAATTCTCACTTTGGTTATATTCATCAAGCATTTGTTGGTCAGTGTTAAAGCTATCTTGGACTATCATTTGCGAACCTCTTGCGCATAGCGTTTCCGGCTAGGGTTTGGGTGGTTTTAACGTAGGTTTGAAGTACCTGCGCGCTCTTGTGGCCTGTTACGGCCCGCAACTCGTCATAGGTACAGCCACTTTCCCCTAAAATTGTTGCGCCAGAACGTCTTAAATCCCGTATTTGAAGTTCTTTTGGCAGTCCTGCAGCCTTCAGAACCTTCCGGACTACCTTATTGTAGCCCCAGCGGTCTCCGTACGGGCGATCCGTCGCCTCGTAGACGACAAAGTTATCCTGCTCTTCAGGTAACCCGGCAATACGCTGCAGGAGCCTGTCAGACACGGGTACTTCCATGGCCGTCCCGGTCTTTTCCTGCACGAAGACCATCACATCGCCCTGAAGGTTAGCCCGCGTCAGCTTAATCATGTCGCCGGGACGCTGGCACAGATCGAAACAGAGAAGCGCCAAAGTTCCGACGCTTGCCCGGTTCATCTTGTCTGCAGTGTCAATAAAATGACGCACCTGCTCTTCAGTCCATTTGATCTCTCTGGACTTCAGTCCGACTAATCCCATCCGAGAAAATGGATTGCCAGAGACTTTTCCTGCACGGAAGGCGTTGAACCAGACTTTACGCAGCACTTTGACTACGGACTCACCTCGGTGATCCGATACCTGCGCACAAAGTTCCTGATATAGCAGGTCAGCATGCTCTGCAGACACGCTCCGGGCCAGCATATCCCCGAACCGGGTCTTGCCAGAGCCTAAACGCCAATCTGAGGCTTGCGCCAGCATGGCC